AGAAACCTGCATTTACAAAAGATGATATTGATAAAGGTGTTAAAGGACAGGCACCTAAACCAGATTATGATACATATAAAAAAGGTTCGTACCATGACTATGATGTGGGTGGTGACAACCCACCAGTATGGGAAAAACAACCAAAGAATGAGATGGGAGGTAAATAGTAGTGAGTATTACGGTTGAAGTAAGAGGCGGTAATTTAGAGAAGGCTTTGAGAGTACTAAAGAAAAAAGTACAAAAGGCTGGTATTGTTAAAGACATAAGGGCTAAACAATATTTTTCTAAACCGTCTGAAATTAAACGTGAAAAAGCCAAAGAACGATCTAAACTTTTAAGAAAAGCACAAAAACTTAATGATGAAACTTTAGGTTATAAGTGGGTTAAAGGGAAAAAAGTAAGAAAAATTTAAGGAATTCTATGCCGTCTGTGTTGAATATTATATATATTATTACTATAAGGCCATTCGTAAGACCTTGTAGGGGTATAGATAGGTTGGGCAGTACCTGTAAGGTTAAAAGACTTACGAAACTGCCCACGTGGTCCATTGGTCTTCATAGACTTTCGGGTATAGGCTTAGTAAGATAAGTTAGGGTAAAGATGGCTGTTGACCTACCACTACCACAATATAAGGGCTTGTAATTTTATAAATAGTTCTTATATAATATAAGAGAACGCCTTAAAGGGTTCTCACAGAAGATAACTTTGCTTAACAAAAGGAGGTTAATATGACCAATTCAAAAGCACTATCTATTTTCAATCAATTAAGACCAGTAACCGTAGGGTTTGATAACGTCTTTGATCATTTTGAAAGAATGTTTAATGACGATGGCAACTTATTTAATGTTGCAAATCTACCTACATTTCCACATTACAATATAGTAAAACTAGGAAAGAATAAGTACGATATAGAAATCGCACTTGCTGGTTATAATAAAAAAGATATAACAGTAAACCTTGAAGAAGGTGTACTATCAATCAAATCTAAAAAAGAAGAAAAGATTGATAACGAAGATAAGGTAAAATCTGATGGCGAAATCTTGCATAAAGGTATAGCTAAAAGATACTTCTCTAAATCTTTCACAATCGCTGATGACGTAAAAGTTAAAGGCGCTGAATTGAAAGACGGTCTTTTAAAAGTGTCTTTGGAAAGATTAGTTCCAGAACACAAAAAACCAAAAACAATAGATATTAAATAACAATATCATAGATAGGGCGGCCTATTGACAGGTCGCCCTTTTTAGTATATAATGATTCATATAAATTGAAGGAGAAAATATTATGAACAAAGGTGATAAAATACCACACGTACACTTTAGAGTAAGAGAGTTAGGTGATTGGGCATTTACTAATTCTGATACTTATTTTAAAGATAAAAGAGTTATACTATTCTCATTACCAGGAGCATTTACTCCAACGTGTTCAAATCAACAACTACCAGGATACGAGAAATTACATAGCGTATTTAAAGAACATAACATAGATGAAATTTATTGTATGTCAGTAAATGATTCGTTTGTTATGAATGCCTGGGCACAAAATCAAAAATTACAAAACGTAAAACTTATACCAGATGGCAATGGTGACTTTACTGACCAAATGGATATGCTTGTAGAGAAAATCCAAATTGGATTCGGTATGAGGTCTTGGAGATATGCAATGATTGTAAACAATTCTGTTATTGAAGCAATGTTTGTAGAACCAGGTAAGGGTGATAACGTACAAGGCGACCCATATGGTGAGTCTTCTCCAGAAAACGTACTAAAATATTTACAGACAAAGGTTGACAAATCTACAAATTAATGTTACAATTATATTATGAAATACAATGAAGACAAAATCTTAAAAGAGATTGGTGACTATATTAAGTCAACTTACGGCCAACATTATTCAGAAGATAAGAGAGGCTTTCAAGTTTTAGATTTATTAAGAACACTCAACATTGGAAAAGATTTTTGCCACGCCAACGCAATTAAATATTTGTGTAGGTATGGGAAGAAAAACGGACATAATCGTGCTGACTTATTGAAGGCAGTACACTATGTTATACTATTATTAAATTATGATAAGGAGATGAAATGAAAATAAGTGATAATACAATAGGCATTTTGAGAAATTTCTCGGACATAAATGCCAACATACTATTTAAACCTGGGAAAACATTAACTACTGTTTCAACTATGAAAAACATTATGGCTGAGGCCATTGTTGATAATGATTTTGAGCAAGAGTTTGGTGTATATGATTTACCAGAGTTTTTAAGAGCATTAGATTCTTTTGCACAACCTGTGCTGAATTTTAATGGAACTACAAATCTAAAAATAGAGGATGAGAAATCTAGTCTATCAGCTAGATATGCGTTTGCTGATAAATCTACATTGAGATATCCTTCCAAATCAATAACAATGCCAGACAAAACAGTTTCGTTTACATTAAAGAACGAGGACTTTGAAAAGGTTAAAAAATTATATACTAATTTAAGTTTACCTGATGTTGCATTTAAAGGTGAGAATGGTAAGATTAAACTAGTTGCTTTAGATAAAAAGAATAGTAACTCAAACGAATCATCTATTGAAGTGGGTAATACCAACATAGAGTTTACTGCATATATTAAGGCTGAGAATATGAAAATTGTTCCTGGCGATTATGATGTGGCTTTATCAAAGGCAAAGATTGCTCATTTTATCAATAAGAAAGTTAAAGTACAATACTGGATAGCATTAGAAGCTGACTCAACATTTTAAGGTGGTTATATGTCAGAATTTCTATGGGTTGAAAAATACCGTCCAAGAAAAATATCAGAATGTATCTTAACCGAAGACCTTAAAAATACATTTATAAAATTTCTTTCACAAAAAGAACTACCAAACCTTCTCCTTTCAGGCACAGCAGGCACAGGTAAGACTACTGTAGCACGTGCTTTATGTGAAGAGCTAGGTGTTGATTACATTATGATTAATGGATCAGATGAAGGTAGGCATATTGATACTTTAAGAACTACAATTAAAAACTTTGCGTCTAGTGTTTCTTTAGATGGCAATTCAAAACATAAAGTTGTTATTATAGACGAGGCAGATTATATGAATGCTGATAGTGTTCAACCTGCGTTAAGAAACTTTATAGAGACCTTTCATAGTAATTGTAGATTTATATTTACTTGCAATTTTAAGAATAAGATTATACCTGCCTTACATAGTAGGTGTACTGTTATTGATTTTCGTATTATAAATGGTCAAAAAGTAAAAACTGCTACTGAATTTTTAGGTAGACTAGGTGATATACTTAAACAAGAACAAATAGAGTACGATAAAAGAGTACTTGCTGAACTAATACAAAGACACTATCCAGACTTTAGACGGACTATCAATGAACTTCAAAGATATTCTGTAAGAGGTAAAATAGATAGTGGTATACTTGTATCTTTATCAGAAATTAATAACAAAGAGTTAATCAAGTTATTAAAAGAAAAAAGATTTGGTGATATGCGTAAATGGGTTGTTCAAAACCTAGACAAGGATCCTTCATCTTTATTTTCTGGCATTTACGATATTCTTTATAAACATCTTCAACCATCATCTATACCTGCAGCCGTATTAACAATTGCTGATTACCAATATAAATCCGCTTTTGTGGCTGACCACGAGATAAATATGGTTGCGTGCCTGACACAAATCATGGCAGAATGTAAATTTAAATAAAGAGAGAGTAAAAGTAAAGTGGCAAAGAGAACATTATGGAGAGTAATGATAGTAAAATTAAGAATGTGGTATGCTGATATAAGAGGACATCACGGACATAAATGGAACTACGAACCTTCAGAAAATTATATGGGCAGAAAACGAAAGTAGAGCTGCTTTAGCTCAGCTGGTAGAGCAACTGATTTGTAATCAGTAGGTCCGCGGTTCAAGTCCGTGAAGCAGCACCAGAAAGTATATTATGATTGAGTATAAATTAAGTGATTATTTGAATGCAATTAACTGGACAAAGGTTAATCTGCTTGATGGAGACGACCTAACTTGGGAAAAGAAATACCCACCATACGTAATAAATCGTTGTTTATCACAACACGTGGACGCTATAATGATGGCGAATGAGATGAATTTTCACCACAGCCTCACTAAACGTCTGCAATTTCACTTCCTACTAAATACTATAAGAAAACGAAAACGGTTTGGCGGCAAGTGGACTACTACTGCAAGACCTAAAAATTTAGAGTATGTGAAAGAATATTATGGTTATAGCAATACGAAAGCAAAAGTAGCCCTTGACATACTGAACAAGAAACAATTAAACTTTATCAAAGAGAAGTTAGATAAGGGTGGGAGAAAAAGATGAGTGATGAAAGTTTTGATTGGTCACCTGAGCAAATGTTAGAGGTTACACTCAAACAGCCAGATGACTTTCTAAAAATAAGGGAGACCTTGTCCCGAATAGGTGTCGCAAGTAGGAAAGACAAAACGTTATTCCAATCTTGCCATATACTACACAAACAAGGAAAATATTACATAGTACATTTCAAAGAACTTTTTGCTTTAGATGGCAAGAAGGCAACGTTAGTTGAGAATGATATTCAAAGACGTAACACAATTTCAGTTTTATTACAAGATTGGAATTTATTATCAATTGTAAAACCAGAAACTGCTGAAAACAAAGCACCATTATCACAAATTAAGATTATTGCTTTTAAAGAAAAGAGTGAATGGAACTTACAAGCTAAATATAACATAGGAAAAAAACAATCTACTGAAGAACCAAAAAAAGATGATTTTGTAGTTAAAAAAACATTTACTGAATAGGAGTATATTATGATTAGATTATACAGACTCACAACAGGTGAGGATGTAATTGGCACACCAGTTAAAGAAGACACAACGGATTCACTTCAAGCAATCAAAAAACCTTTTGTATTAATTCCAATGCAAGGTCAACCAGGTAAACCTATGCAAATAGGATTTCATCCTTATATACCTTATACAAAAGACGAAGTTATAAAAATTAAAAAAAATAATATTATTGTAGAAACAACACCAGATAATAATATGATGGATGCTTATGAGCGAAATACAAGCTCATTAGTTACCCCTAAAAAATCAATCATCACACACTAATTGACTTTTTAGTTTTTTTTTGATATAATATATTATGAATTTGGCAAGCACTTTTTATACAAACGTAATTGAAAACAAGGGTAAGCTCCTTGTTAGAGGAGTCGCTGACGGCAAATCATATTTAAGTCGTATCAATTTTAGTCCTAAACTATACCTACCTACAAAAAATAAAACAAATCACAAAACACTAGACGGCATATATCTCAAAGAAAAACAATTTGATACTATATCAAAGGCAAAACATTTCTATAGTGAGTATAGTACTATACCTGGGTACAAAATCTATGGTATGAATAGATACAACTATCAGTACATAGCAGACACATATAGAGATGATATGCAATGGAAGAAAGATTATATTAAGATATTCACACTTGATATAGAAACCGAGTGTGAGAGCGGCTTTCCAGATCCTGATACTGCAAAAGAGAACATTATCTGTATTACAGTAAAAAATCATAGTAATAAACAGATATTAACGTGGGGGTCTGGCGATTTTATTTCTAAAAAATCTAACGTGACATATGTAAAATGTCAAAATGAAAAACATCTATTAATGGAGTTTCTAAAATTCTGGTGTAAAAATCATCCTGATATTGTTACTGGTTGGAACGTTAAATTTTTTGACATACCTTATCTAATGAATCGTATGAGATTTATATTTGATAACGATACGATCAATAAATTTTCACCATGGAATTATGTTAACGCAGACCGAGTACAACTCGGACAAAAAAATCAACAGTATTGGAACATACTTGGTGTTTCCATATTAGATTATTTTGATTTATATAAAAAGTTTACATATACTAGACAAGAGTCTTACAGATTAAATTATATTGCTAAAGTAGAATTAGGCGAATCTAAATTAGATAATCCATATGAAACATTTAAAGACTTCTATACAAAAGACTATCAAAGGTTTGTAGAATACAATATACAAGACGTTGAACTTGTTGATAGGTTAGAAGACAAGATGAAATTGATTGAGTTATGCTTGACTATGGCATACGATTACAAAGTAAATTATAATGATGTGTATTCACAAGTTAGATGTTGGGATACTTTAATCTATAATCATTTACTTAAAAAGAATATTATAATCCCACCAAGAGAAGACCAACAAAAAGATTCACAATACGAAGGTGCATATGTAAAAGATCCACAATTAGGTTTACACAATTGGATTGTTTCATTTGACCTCAACTCACTTTATCCACATTTGATTATGCAATACAATATAAGTCCTGAAAAGTTTATAGGAGTTGAAACAAAATCAATTGGTGTAGAAAATTTTTTAAATGAAAAGTTAGATTTGAATTGGGCTCAGTCCAAGGATGTGACCATCGCACCAAATGGTGCTATGTTTAAAAGAGATAAGCAAGGCTTTCTTCCAGAGTTAATGGAGAAGATGTATGGTGATAGAGTTATATTTAAAAAGAAAGCAATAGAAGCTAAAAAAGAATTCCAAAAAACAAAAGACCCAATTTATAAAAATGAAATTTCAAGGTGTCATAATATTCAAATGGCAAAAAAGATTGCATTAAATAGTGCTTATGGTGCTATCGGCAATCAATACTTTAGATATTTTGATGTTAAACAAGCAGAAGCAATTACACTTGGTGGCCAATTATCTATTCGTTGGGTTGAAAAAGATGTCAATAAGTTTATGAATAAGATTTTAAATACAAACAATGTAAATTATGTTGTAGCATCCGACACAGATTCTATCTATCTTAAATTAGATACACTTGTTGAAAAGGTTTGTAAAGATAAAACACCAAAACAAATTACAGACTTTATTGATAAAGCTGCTGAAGACAAAATACAAAAGGTAATTGATAAAAGTTTTGATAGACTTGCTAAGTATGTAAATGCTTATGGACAAAAAATGATTATGAAAAGAGAATTAATTGCTAATAAAGGTATATGGGTTGCCAAAAAAAGATATATGATGAACGTATTTGATGAAGAAGGTGTCCGATATGAAATACCTAAACTAAAAATTATGGGTGTTGAAGCTGTCAAATCATCTACACCTGAAGTTTGTAGAGGAAAAATTAAGGATGCTATACGTGTAATAATGAATGAAAGTGAAGAAGTCCTAATTAAATTTGTAAATGATTTTAAAGAAGTGTTTAAAACATTATCGCCTGAAGAGGTTGCATTTCCTAGGTCTTGTAATAATCTAAACAAGTATAGTGATTCATCACAGATTTATAAAAAAGGATCCCCTATACACGTTAAAGGTTCATTGATTTACAATCATAACATTTATAAAAATAAACTACAAAGAAAATATCCACTTATTAAAGATGGTGATAAAATTAAATTCCTAATGTTAAAACAACCTAATACAGTTAAAGATACTGTCATTGCTTTTTCTACAAGGATACCAGAGGAATTTGATTTACACAAATATGTTGATTACGATACACAATTTGAAAAAACATTTACTGATCCATTAAGATTTATTTTAAATTCTATTGGTTGGAAACTAGAACGTGAAGCAAGTTTAGAAAGTTTTTTTGAATGATAAAAGAGATTACAAAATATGTTGCAACGGAATTTATTATGTCAAGGCATTACTCACCAGTTATGCCTAAACTTACTAAACATTATTGTGGTTATTATGTAGATGATATACTACAAGGCGTTGTAACTTTTGGTTGGGGAACAAGACCTAAACATACAATACAAAAATTGTTTCCAACATTAGATACAAGAGATTATTATGAAATAGGTAAGATGTGTATGGACGATAGTATGGGTAAAAATTCTGAAACACAAATGTTATCAAAAGTATTAACTTGGTTAAAACAAAATACTACAATTAAATTTTTATTTACTTGGGCAGATGGCCTAGTAGGTAAACCAGGTTATGTATATCAAGCATTTAATTTTTTATATGGTGGGTACATATGGACAGATACATATGTTACAGACAAGGGTGAGAAGGTACATCCTAGAACTATACAAAGTAAATTACCTAACATACATAATTACAAATATGGCAGTAGACCTAATCCAACACAATTAGAACAATTAAAATTAAGTAGAGTAAAAGGTAAACAGTTTAGATATATTTTACCTATGAATAAAAAAATGAGAAAATTTTTAAAACAAAGTACAGTAGATTGGAATTTAAATTATCCTAAAGATAAAGATTTAATATGGAAGATTAAAAGACCTGGTGAATTATCATATACTTTAACAGATATAATGCCATTTAAATTAACAAAAGAAGTATATTATAACAAAGACAATGTTGAAAGAAATAAAGGTGCAACGTTAGAAAGTTTTTTTGAATGAAAAAATTTAAAGATAGTTTAGAAGATTTTTTTAAATGGGTAAAAGGAACCGAGTTAGTTGAGCTTGATGACATAGATGTAGCTGAGGATCCTATTAGACCTCAATTAACTTTAGGTTTTAGAATTACACACGGTAGAAAAATATTTGGATTAAAATATAATGATGAAATTGAATCAATTGCTTGTATCGCATTTTGTCCTGAAGTACCTAATACAGTTAGAGAAATGGATTATATGTCCAGAGTAAAAGGTGGTAAGATTGCCATTGCATATACAGTATGGTCAAGGAAAAGAGGTGCAGGTAAAGAGATTATAAACAAGATAAGAGAGTGGATAATAGAAAAACAATATAAAAGATTGGTAACTTTATCACCATTAACACCTATGGCAACTCACTTTCATATTAGAAATGGTGCAAAACAGATACACATTAATGAGGAGACACAAAATTTTGAATACAAGTTATGAAAGAATTAATTATATGGTTGATTGTGATACATTGGGGTTATGCAACAGGATCATATTTGGCTTGGAGAACTGATTGGAGTATTGAAAAATTTTCAATTATTATATTATTGATATGGATATTAACAAAAAATATGGGGTGATATATGCGGACCCGCCATGGCATTTCCAAAATTGGAACAATGCTAACGCACAAACTAATCCAGAAAATCATTACCCTACAATGACAATGAAAGACATTGAAAATTTACCAGTAGGAAATATTGCTGATAAAGATTGTGTATTGTTTATGTGGTGTACAGACCCATTATTACACAAACAAATACCTATAGTTGAGAAGTGGGGTTTTGAATACAAGACAGTAGGATTTACCTGGGTGAAAACTAATAAAGATAAAATGAAAAATTATTATTTTAAAGGTCCAGGTTATTGGACTAGGGCAAATGCTGAAATTTGTATTTTGGCAACAAAAGGTAAACCAAAAAGATTAAGTGGTAATGTAGATAGATTAGTTGTAAGTGAACGGAGAGAACATAGTAGAAAGCCAGATAGAATCAGATCAGATATTGTAAAGTTGTGTGGTGATGTACCACGTATTGAATTATTTGCTAGACAAGAATGGGATGGTTGGGATTGTTGGGGAAATGAGGTAAATAAATGGAATTGACTTTAGCGATAACATATGTTATAATAATATATGGTTTTATATATTGGTTATTAAGAAAGTGGAATGATGAAGTACCTAAATGATTATGCAGATGTAAATAAATTACCCATAATGGATCAACAAACGTTTGAAACTATTACAAACGATATTGGTAAAGAACAATTTAGATTAGATTTAGCACAATACATTGCAGACAATAGACCAAAGTTTCCTTTAAAGGAGATTTCGTTTGAAGCAATGCGTCAAGCATTTAAAAGTTTACAGAAACAAGACGTATGGGAATATGTAAAACCCATAGAACAAATACATAAAAATGTAAAAGAAAAATATGACGATTACAAATACACTTTTAAAAAACACGGTCTTGGTATTATAGACGCACCATCTTTATACAATGACGTATCAAATTATTTTCATCAACATTTAAGATTAAACTGTTCAAGTTATAGTTTTAAATCACCATTAGATGTATGGTATAATGGTACAGCGAAAGATATATGGAGATGTTTAGGTCCTATGTGGCGTGGTATTAATGGAATGAAACCAGTTACAGTTGGAGATAAAACAGAATTAAGAGGTGGCAGATTAGATGATAAGAGTTATGTATCTGCTTTTAGATTACAGACATATATTGCAACACAATTTAAACCTAATGTTGCGAAGACAATATATCAAATGACAAATGCTAAAAGAGTATTAGATACATCTTGTGGTTGGGGTGATAGACTTGCAGGTTTTTTTGCTAGTGACGCTGAAGAATATATAGGTTGTGATCCTAATCCAAATACTTACAAACAATATTTAAAACAAATAGAAACATATAACAGTTTTCTAACTAGACCTAAAAAGGTAACAATATATAATTGTGGCGCTGAAGATTTACCTTGGAATGAAATTGATAATATAGATTGTGCCTTTACAAGTCCACCTTATTTTTCTACTGAAAGATATAATGAGGGTGGTGAAAAAGAAGAAAATCAATCTTGGAAAAAATTTGATGAATATTTTAAATGGCGTGATGATTTTTATTTACCTGTATCACAGAAAAGTTTTGAGAGATCAAAACATACATTTATTAATATAATGGACCCTACAATAAAAGGTAAAAGATATTATAGTTGTGATGAATTAGTTGGTAGTTTAAAGGATAACTTTGTAGGTCAAATAGGAATGAGAATTATGCAAAGACCTAAATCAGATAAGTTATTTGAAAATGAAGAAGAAAAAAAAGAGTTTATGAATCGTACTTACATTGAAAATATATGGTGTTTTTCAAAACCAGAAAAACAAAATCCTAATCATTTTCAATCCAATTTTCAGGAAAAATTAGATTACTTTAGGCACAGCAGAAGGGCAACGTTATTTTAATGGAAGTTGAATTAATTGATAAAATGGGAAGTGACCTATCAGTAGTAAATGCTGCTAGAGTTTCTTTCAATAAAAGAAAATTTGCGTGGGAAGAAAAAGATGAGAAGTTAATAAAATATTTAGCAGAACATAATCATTGGTCCCCATTTGCTCACGCCACATTACAATTCAGAATTAAAGCACCAATATATGTAGCAAGACAATTAGTAAAACATCAAGTTGGTTTAAGTTGGAACGAAGTGAGTAGAAGATATGTAGATCATAAACCAGAATTTGATATTCCTTTTATGTGGAGAAAGAGACCTGATAAAAATATTAAACAAGGCTCAAGTAAAGAAGAAGTACCTTATGACATTATGAAGTTAATAAAGGTTGCTACAGAAACTTATAATGATATGTTAGAGGAAGATATAGCACCTGAAATGGCACGTATGATATTGCCTCAAAATTTATTAACAGAATGGATATGGTCAGGCACTTTATATGCTTTTGCTAGAGTATGTAATTTAAGAGACCACGATAATGCTCAAGTAGAAACAAGAGAAGTTGCAATGGAGATTTCAGGAAATATTAAAGACCATTTCCCTATAAGTTGGAAGTATTTAACCGATGATAGAAATAGTTGATTTAAATATTACAAATCTATGTAACGCTAGATGTCCACAATGTCAAAGAACAGCACGGATAGGATTAGAAGTTTGTAGAGAATTACCATTAACAACGTGGTCATTAGAAGACTTTAAAAATAAATTTCCTGTAGATACTTTAGACGATATGAAAGAATATAGTTTTTGTGGTACGTGGGGAGATCCATTAATGGCAAAAGACATAGAAAAAATATGTCATTATATTATTAACAATTCAAAAGCAAAAATTATTATAACAACCAATGGTAGTATTCGTACAGCTGAATTTTATAAAAACCTTGGCGACTATTGTGGCAGAAGATTGTCAATGGTCATAGATGTAGATGGTATTGATGAGCAAATGCACCAGAAGTATAGAAGAGGAACATCATTGAAAAAATCATTGGCTGCATTGAGAGCATTATCACAAACAAAAGCCATACCACTATCTCAAACAGTATTATTTAAACATAATGAAAAACATAGAAATGATATAAAA